ACTAAAAAGGCAAAGTGAGGTGCCTTGTAAGGGAAGCCTTCAGGATTTTCATTAAATACTAAAGGCACCTTTTCGGCTTTTTGTTTTTGGTCTTCTGTAATAAATCCTTGTTGGACCATCTCCTCTAAAACATATTTTTGACGCGCGAGTGCAAGATCCTTATTTCCAGATAATGGTGAATATTTACTTGGTCCGGCAATTAATCCTGCTATTAAGCTTGCTTCTGCCAGGTTTAAATCTTTAGCGCTTTTATTAAAATAAGTTTTTGCTGCGCCTTCTGCTCCAAAATTTCCTTCGCCTAAATAAACAGAATTTAAGTACATCTCCAGAATCTCGTCCTTAGAAAATCTTCTTTCGATCTCTTGGGCCAAAACTATCTCCTGATACTTTCTTAAGAAGCTTTTTTTGGAAAGTTTGAAAGTACAAGTAGAAATTGATACAGAAATTAATCGATATGAAATAAGGAAAATTTTATCAGAAAAAGAAAAAATTGTATTAAATGGTATAACAAAAGAAAAAGTAGATAAAGAATCATCAAAGTCTTTGTCTGAAGCATTTATGGCTTTTATTAAAGCTGGCCAATTATTAGAAGGGAAACCTACTGAGATTAATAAGCATGAGTTTGAAAATTTGACAGACGAAGAGATTGATCGGGAAGAAGCTCGGATTGTTCAACTTCTTTCAGCATATTCTTCTTCTGAAATAAATAACCAGATTGAGGAGGAAAGTTTTGTAAAGGAAATTGAAGGGCAAGTTATTGAACTTGAATCTGAATAGTAGGTTTACAAAGCTTATACAAAATGGTATTATATTTGAAATATGTTGTTGGACTTATGTTTTGTTTTTAAAGGGGGAGGGCATGAAAAGGATTGGAAAGAGAGGCGCGTGGAAAACATTTATTCGCTGATATTTGGGAAGTCCCGGAAGATTTAGGATTAAGTGGAGTATTTGTTTTAGGGCTTATGTCTGAGGCTGCTCAAGAAATGGGGGCAACTATAGTTCATAAACATGTTAAAATGTTATCAGACCCCCCTGGATTTACCAGTGTAGTTTTATTAGATGAATCTCATATAACTTGTCATACCTATGCCAATCAAAGAAAGATGGCAATTGATATTTTTGTTTGTGGAGAGGGAAAAGATCCTTTGGTTGGATGGGAGTATTTAAAAGAAAAATTAGGAGTTACCAAAGAGAACTATTATTGGGAAATTCACCCCAGGTTTTTGGTGAGATTTTGAACAAAGATAAAGTAACAACAATTTTGGGTTTTATTTCTGCTTTATGTGTATTGGTTGCTTCAACTTATCCAGATGCAGTAACTATAGTTGGTCCAATAGGAGCTGTGTTTTCAGCACTGTGGGCTTATTTTACAAATAAAAAATAAAGGGAGAAATTTTGGGAAAATACCGTATTAGAAGAGGCCGGAAAGACCGGCATGATTCAAGAAATCATAAGAGAATTTCTTTTGAGAAGAAGACGTTTGGAAATTGTGTAGAGAACTTTATTGCAACAAATTGGGAACAAATCCCGGTTGGGAAAAAGAAGTATGTGGAAGATAATGGAAGCTTGAAATAAACCTTGGCTCTTTCAGAGATAATTTCTCGTTATTTTGGTCGCTCTTTTAAATCCTCAGAACAACTGACTTTGGTTCGTAGACAAGTAGATGGTCTTCAAAAGGACCTGATTCGGGCCAGACGAGCAATACGTTCTGAATGGAAAACAGAAGTTCTTTCTGGAAGAGCTTCTCCTTCAATTGTTCGTGGCGTAGATCGTCTGCCATTTTTAACCTGTCGTAGAATCTATCGCAAATCTTCTACTGTTCGGGCTTGTGTGGATGCTATTGTAAGAGAAGTATGTAATCTGCCTTGGGACATCAGACCCAAGGCAGATTCACAAGCCTCTCCTGAAGAGATTAATCGCCAAAGAAAAATTGCCCGAGACTTCTTTGATAATCCTAATTTTGATCAGGAATCCTTTCGGCAACTATTAACAAAGTTTGTAGAAGATCTTTTAGTTTTAGATGCAGGAGTTATTGAAAAAGTTTGGAGCATTGATAAAACCAAACTTTTAGAGATTGTAGCCAGGGATGGAGCAGAATATGTTCCAATTGTAGACAATTTAGGATATCTTTTGGGGTATGAGCAACGTCCTGAAATTATGATTGGGAATATAATCCCATTTTCTCGGGATGAAATTATTTATTTAATGCTTTTTCCTCAAACAGATAGTATTTTTGGTCTCCCAATTATTGAAAGTATTGTAAACGAAGTAGCCACTCTTTTATATGCAATTGATTTTATTGGGACTTCGTTTACTGAAGATGAAATCCCACCTGGTATTTTGAATTTGGGTTCAATTGGAAAAGAAGCCTATGAACGGTTCAAAGATGATGTGCGAGAGAAACGAGGAACCAAGAAAGAAAGAATGCTTCGGGTGATTTATGGGACTGATAAAGTTCAATGGGTAGATTTGAAGCGCGCCAACCGAGAGATGCAGACTGCTGAACTCTTAACAAGAATTGAGCGGATTGTTTACCGGAATTTTGGGATTACTCCTGTTGAAATGGGGCAGACAGAAAAGGTTCCCAGAGCCTCAGCAGAAGTTCAGCTTCAGGTTTCTGAGGATCGGATGATGTCACCAGTGATGAATGCAATTAACTTTGCATTTAATCAGGATGTGGTTCCAGCATTAGGGTGCCCAGATGTTTTCTTTTTACTTCTTCCTCGGGATAAGAAAGAAGATGATGAACGGGAATCAAGAGCAGCTCAGAATTATAAAGAAGCTGGAATTGCAAGTGCAGACGAAGTTAGAAAGCGTTATCTTGATCTTCCTCCTCTTCCCAATGGGTCAGGATCTCGATATTATAAAGTAATGCAATCTGGCAAATTATTTATCTTGATGAACTTCCTAAGTTTGGTCAGGTAATTCCAAATTTGTTACAGGTAATGAATCCTGCTTCTTTAAATAACTTTGATGAAGAAGAGTCAATTACAGTAGAAATTGAGCAAGATTTAGATGAAGCAATTGAAGAGGATGAAAATGAAGATAACAGAAATATTATTCCCCTGGTAATTTTAGATAAAATGATTGCAGATTATGAGATCAGCCTAAAAGAAAAGTGGGAAAGTGTTAAAAATAATGCCTTAGCCCGAGGAGAAACAAAAATTTCTCCTGCAACAATAAAATCTTTAAGTAATTTGCTTTATGTAAGACTAAAAAATATAGCCAGGTCTTTTTATCCTAAAGCTTTAGATTTAGGTATTTCTTCTGCTGAGAAAGCTGTGGGGAAAGACAGCATTCTTTCTAAAGAAGAACGAAGAGAAATCTTAGAAGAAGTGTATGCTGTAAATGAAGGGTATCTCAAAGAAAGTTTAGTAAAAGATCTTAGAAACAAGTTTTCTGAAGCTACAAAAGAAGAAAATGAAGAAGATCCGATTGCTCCGGTTTCCAAAGCTTTTGATGATCTCACATTTAGATTAGCTTTATATGCAGGAGCCTTATCAGGTGTAGCACACGAAGGATTTGCCAGAGTTATCTTTAAACAGGGTGGAAAGATTCATTGGATAGATCGTAAAGATACAAATGAGTGTGAGGATTGTATTGCAATGGGAGCAGGTTCTCCTTATCGTTCTACGGCAGAGATGAAATTTATGCCTGGATGGGGAGTAAGGTGTAATGGAAGATGCAGATGTTACTTATCAGCTTCGGCGGATACGTAGGGGGTAAGTAGTTCCTAAACCTATATAATTAATTAAGGAAAATAAAATGGTTGTTCACATATTTAGTGCTTTAATGGATGAATTTTTATCTTCTGGTGGTCCATCAATCCGAAGATTAGGGGGATGTAGATTTACCAGGCCAGTTTGTTATGGTGTTCTTAATATGTGCATATTTTAATTTTTATAAAGGAAGATAATCATCGCAAATTCGGCTAGTCATGGAGCAATACCTTATCCTGTAAAAGGGGTTCGTTTTAGTGTACTAATCCCATTTCTTGATGCTGATGGAGATCCGACTGATCCTACTACTCCTGATACAGAAGTAAGCATTGATGCAGGGGCTTTTGCTGATTGCACTGAAGAAATTACTACGATTACTGGGTCAAATGGAATTGGGTATATAACACTAACAGGGGATGAAACCAATGGATCTCTTATTGCTTTGGCTGCCAAAGTAGCCAGTGGTCCTAAAAACACATTACTTACACTCTATCCTAGAGTTCTTCCTTCTTTAACAACAGGCACAGCCCAGGCTGGGGCTGCTGGATCAATTACATTGGCTTCTGGTGGCCCGGCTTATGATCTTTCAGGTTGTATTGTAAAAACTACTGGAGGAACTGGAGGAGGAGGAGGTTCTGGTTCTTTAGGAAACCAGGCGCGAATTATTACTGCATATAATACTACAACCAAAGTTGCTACAATTGAACCCAATTGGGAAACGAACCCAGATGTAACTACAACTTATGCTGTTCTCTTAACGGAAATGGCAGCAAATTCTCCTGTGGGAAGATTTTTGCGCTCTACAACAGATGAGCGAACTTTAGATGTAACAGCTACTGGAGAGGCGGGAATTGATTGGGCAAATGTAGGTTCTCCAACAACTACTGTAGGTTTAACTGGAACTACTATTTCTTCTGCTCAAACAGTAGATGCTACTAAAATTAATGGTGTATCTTCTTCAAATTTACAAAAATCATCGTCTACTATTGTCCAGGCTAGTGCAATTACAGGAACTTTATCTACAACACAAATGACAACAGATTTAACAGAAGCTACAGATGATCATTATAATGGAAGAGTTATTATTTGGACTTCTGGTAATTTACAGAATCAGGCGACTGCTATAACTGATTATACTGGATCTACCAAACTATTAACTTATACAGCGGTTACAGAAGTTCCTTCTAATGGTGATACGTTTGTAATAGTTTAAATTAATGGCGCAGATAACTCAGTTATCAGTTAATGCACTTCCTGGAAAAGTTCTAACATTTTCAGCTAAAACTGAGGCCCCTCCTTTAGGAGAGCGGCCACAAATAACTCAGTTATCGGTTAATGCACTTCCTGGAAAAGTTCTAACATTTTCAGCTAAAACTGAGGCCCCTCCTCCAGGAGAGCGACCACAAATAACTCAGTTATCAGTTAATGCACTTCCTGGAAAAGTTCTAACATTTTCAGCTAAAGCAGGAAGTCGTAGAAAAAGGATTCGTGGAGTAGGTGTGTTGTCTAAGGTGATTGGGAGTTAAAAATAATGTTGAAACAGGAATCAAGGACTAATTAGCTATGCCTTTGGAAATAGGACGTGCTGGAGTTTGGCCGGAGGGATATTATTTATCTTCTGGAAAGCACACGGTTTCTGAATCCATTTTTGCTGGAAGAGGTGTTATTGGAGGAGTAACAGTTCAAACAGATGGAACCAATGATGTTACTGTAACTCTTTATGATGATTCTGTAGGTGCTGTTGGGACTATTTTAATAGATCTTTTGGTTCCAGGAGCAGACAAAGTTGGGGGGATGGTTTTGGGAGCTATTCCTATTTATGCTCAAGTAGGATGTTATCTTTCTATTTCAGGAACAGGGGGAAGTTGCGTTGTCTACTATCGTACTTGAGAAGTCTGAGCTTCTTTTTCCTGGTTTAAAGCAGCCACAAAACAAGGGGGATCGGTTGCTTTTGCAGAGATTTCTTTTAAAGCTTTCTCCTGAGATGTTAGAATCTATAGAAGATGAAGCTCTACGCAGAGCATATATTTTGGCTCACGTTTTCTTGGTGGGAGAAGAATTAAAAGAAGCTACAGAAAAATTGATTCCAGCACTTTCAGCCAGAGGATTGCCTTTGGATTTAGGACAATTTGCAGTAGACAGAGAACTATCTTCAGTTCCGCAAGAGATAGAGTCCCTTTCAGATAATGATCTTATATCCTTGCATGGGATTCTTCATGAAACAAAAGGTGCATTACAAACTGATTCTCCTCTTTGTGAGATTGTTTGTCTATTAGATGCCCTGGCAAACTTGCTTCGGAGGTTTATTTAATTGCCTCTTCCATTACCACAAGAAAATGAATCTCAATCAGATTGGATAAAAAGGTTTATGTCTGATGAGTCAATGGTAAGAGAATACCCTGACCAGAAACAACGCCTTGCTGTGGGATTTTCTCAATGGAGGCAGCGTCATGGCAAGCATAAAAAGATTAAAGAAGGACAATTTAATGACCATTTTTGGGTTGTTAAGGAAATGCAACGCCGTGGGATTTTGCATAAATATGAAGAAAATGTATTAGATCAAGAGACAGATGATCTTTTGAAGGTTTTATCTGAAGAGTCAGCTCCAGGACTTCATGAGGATATTATTGATCCAGATTTAAAACACTTACGAGATGAACTCCTTTCTTTGACTATTGATAGAGTTTTAGGTTTATCTGATAATATGCTTCAGGAGTATAATCATCAGGCAGGATTGATTCTAAATGAGCGGGATCTTCAAAGAGTTCAGGATCTTTTGGGGCATGAAATTCAAAGAAGAGAACTAGAAAAAAAGCAAGAAAAGGCAGAAGAAACTGATCCTGTAATTAAAGCTTATTCTATTCAGGAAGTTTTGTCTTTAGATCAACAGGAGACTATAAATAAAGAACTAGATCGTATTGGTAAAATGCCTTTAGTAAAACAGGTTAAACAACTTCAAGGACTTTGGAAAAGCTATTGTTTAGGTTTAAAGTCTTTGGATAATTTAGAAGTTATAAGTCAAGATTTTCCTATTCGAGCTGATTTTGATCGAAGTAGATTAGTAGTTCTTCAAAATAAAAAAGAAGAATTTCAAGCTACCTTTGAAATTACCAAGGTAATTAAAGAAGAACGAATGATCTATGGTCCGGTTTTGATACCTGAGATAACAGACGGGCAAGAAGACAAAGTTTCAGCAAAAGAGATACGCAATGCCATGTGGCATTATATGGATGAACATGCTATAGTAGGTTTTATGCACTCGGTTCAACATACTGTTGAGGGGATCAAAGGACAGGTTGAACGAGCTATATCCATGAAGTATACAGTAGAACAGCTTTATAAGGGAGTTCCTACTGATTCTATGGTTCCAGGAATTTCCCCTGTTTTAGCTAAGCCTAGAACATTTATAGATAAATTTAAGATTCGTGAAATTTATCAAGCTCCTGTAGATTTTACTTTGAATAATCAATTAGTTCGTAAGGGAACCTGGGTGATGGGTATTTATGTTGCAGATGAGTTTTTGTGGGAACAGGTAAAATTAGGAAAGATTACTGGATTTTCCATTGGTGGAGAATCTGAAAGATTACCACTATGAACAAACATTTTGGTTCTAATTTTGATGATTTTCTTTCTGAGTTAGAAATTTTAGAACATTGCGTCATTGTTGCTGAAGAAAGAGTTCAACTTCTCCATGGCCTTGGAGATGAATGGGTAAAATCCTGTCCCTTGTGTGGACAAATACTGAGAAAAAAAGATCCAGAACAACCATGGGAATGTTCTTGTGGCTGGTCAACGAGGGATTATGGCAGTTCATCGGTTAAGAAATCTAATTGTACGTGAAGTTTCTCTGGTTGATAGACCAGCAATTAAAGAAAGCTTTTACATTGTAAAACGATTAAATGAGGAAAAAATGGCTGAGGATCAGAAGTTGACAATGGAAGAGGTAATTAAGCGGCACACCGAATATCAGACGGGTGTAAGCACCCGAATTCAGGAGACCAAAGCCTTTCTGGAAGGGGCTTTGGAAAGGGAAGTTGACACCGAAACCAGAGGAACTCTTTCTAAGGCATTAGAATCTTTGGATGCTCTTGCCAAAATGAAACACCCTGGTCCCATGATGATGGAACCAGAAGAAGAAGATGAAGAGCACATGAAGGGGAAGAAGAAAGCTAAGAAGGCTGAAAGTGAAGAAACCCAAAAAGTTTTAGTAGAAGGAGCTTCTTTTGATTTTACCAAGCAAAATGAAGTCCTGGCAGGTGCTGTAACTAAAGGCTTAGAAGTTCCTCTTATGAATCTTACCAAGGCCCTGGAAGGAATTGGTAAGATGGTGGAAGATGTTTCCAAAGAACAAGAAGCTATTAAGAGGGATCTTGAAACCAAGGCAAATCGAGATGAGGTTGCAAATCGTAAGGGTGTAACTAAGAATTCAACTGAACTTCCCAAAGAAGAAGATGTAATTGGGATGAAGAAGAAGCTTGAGGAAGGAGAAGGCTTTGAAACAATCCGAAAGTCTGATGCCTACGATAAAGCTAATCCCCAAGAGCGTCTGCGGATGTTTGCCAGGCATTTTGCACGGCAATGATAAGGGGAAGTTTAAATAATTACCCCTGGCGGGGGTTTACTAGAAGGAGATTTGTTATGAAAGAAAATTGAAATAAAGGAAAATAAAAGTGGATATTTACAAGGCTCTTGGTATAACTTCTTCAGGAGATCTGGTAGCCCAGCAGGCTGGAGATGTTTTGAAGCAGCCGGAAATTGACGTTATTGTTGGGCAATTGGTTGATTATAAGAATCCTCTTCGGCAGAATCTCCCTCGAAAGGGTGGAGAAGGATCTGCCTGGATCATTAACCGACGGCAAGAAGGGTCTACTGGTCCTCAGTGGGTAGCTGATACTGATACGATTAACCAGGACCAGGGGCAATACAGTCAGCATACGTTTACCTACCGGACTTTGGCAAGTAGTGGAAGAGTAACTCGGAAGCTTCAGGCGGTAGGTCGAAGTTATGCTAACATTCTGGCGGATGAAATTGAAGCTCGTACTGTTGAGTTCAAAGACATTGAGGACAAGGGAGTTGTTATTGGTAACAATACCTCTAATGCTAATCAGTTTGATGGTTTAAAGGTATTGATTCCAGTCTCTCAGGCAATCTTTGCAGGGGGTTCTGGAGTAGCTGCTGGAGGCGTATTAACTCTTTCTCTTATGGATCAGGTAGTTGACAAGGCGATTTATGATCCAGATATGATTATAGGCAGTAGGAAGATGCGCCGGAGCTTAAATGCGCTTCTTCAGGCTGATCAACGGTTTGTAGACAAGATTGAAATTAAAGGTGGTTTTAAGGTAATGTCTTATAATGACATTGCCATTTATACCTCAACCAATGCAGTAGATACCCAGCAATTTGATGGATTTACTGTAACAAGTGAGACAGGGGGGACCTTCTCCAGTATTTATGTACTGGATTCGGAACAGATTTGGATGGGGGTTTTAACTGAGGTGTCTATAATGCCGTTGGCAAAAGTTTCCAGCCAATATGATGAATTTGATTTATTTGTTGATGAAGCGCTGGTTCTTAGAAATACACTTGCGGTAGCAAAGTTAATTGGCCTAACTGGATAAATTTTAATTGGTGTCAAGTTTAAAATAAAGTAAAAGTGATAAAATAAATAATAACTTAAAGTGATTTATTGATTTGTATCGCTTTTACTTTATAAATAAAAAGAAACTCTGTGGCAGAAAAATTTATGTGTGTAACAATTCTTGTTGATCGGAAGCTCATAGAAAATTTATTGGCAGCTATTGCCAATCAAAAGTTTGATTTGATTCTGCTGGATGTCATGCTGCCACGCATTGATGGGATGGAGGTTTGTCGCCGGATCAAGCTTGCGCGCAAGGATTTGCCGGTAATTGCGGCTACGGCCTTTGATGTCCCTGACATTGTCAGCCGCTGCAAAAGCGCTGGTTTTGATTCTGTGGTGAT